AGCCAACTCCAAGTTTTCGCTGTTCTCATCATTTGGATGGTCATTAAAAACAGGAAGTGCCCCCTCATACCTCTCCGGCAATAATGAAGGAATTTTCCTTATCTCAACGGCAGGTTTAAAGGCTCCATTCATCACTCCAACCGTTGTGATGGTCTTATCGATATGAGTGAAATATTCATCCTCATCAATAATATTTATATTATCATCATTACGTAACCTAATAAAATGAACAGGTCGATCTTGAAATGTAGAATTTGAACATAAACAATCAGATTTCCGTTTTACCCAATTCCCTTCCTTCTTTTCCCATTTCTGTTTTGCCGCTCCCCACGCTCCGAATATCGCCTGAACGACATTATCTTCCCCCACTTTTTTAAGTATTTTATTGCCAACAGAAATAAGTATTTTCTGTAATCCTTCAGGTAAATTAACCCAACTCGAAGGCAAATTATCTAAACTCCAAGGCATTATCCCATTCCTCCTTCACTTCTGATTTTTACTAATACGCTAACTGGGGCGACGGCACACCTACAAGCCCAATCGCCTTCATATTGTCGGGCAAGAGATATTAGGATGGGTGAAGCGGCTTCCAATAATTGATGTTCTGGTCGAACCCTATCATCTCCCGCCGTTATCCAATCAACCTGGTCCTCACCCTTCTTTTCCATTGCATCCATTCTCGATGCCATCATTGCCTCATGGACAACTCGATGAACGGTTTTGGGAATATTGAGATTATATTTTTCATATTTTTTAATAATTCGATCGTTTATTGCTTTATAACTTTCACCTGCTCGAACACCTTCTGCAATGGTTCGTAATGCTTTATCATTGAGATCATCAGAAATATCTTTTGTCAATGGTGGAGCAGTAATAATTATATAATCCCGAACTTCTGGCATATCTACAATCGGAGTACTTTCGTCAAGTGAAGCCAGAAAAGCGTCCTCAGTTTCCTCCCATCCTTCAAGATATGATTCCTCAATATATTGGCTCAAGACATCCCTTATTTCTTTGGTTTCTGCCCGATATTCAATGACTTCTTCAATGAGGTCGGTTATATCATTTTCAGATAATTGAGAGAAATCAAGTTGTTGAACTTCAGTCTCCCACAAATCTTTGAACCATTCAGTAAATTTATTCTGATAATTGACTATGGCAGATTGAAGATCATTATTGAAATTGGGTTCAACTCGTTCCGTTTTGAACGCCCAATGTTCCCTTATTTTCATCCTTTCCGCTTTCGTTATTTTCAATGCATTTTTAATGGCGTTCAATTCCTTCATTTCTGAACCAGATATTCCAGGAATAACTATACCAATATTTGAATCAGGTGGAACGGCATAAACATCATGGTCATGTATCTGGAACGTCATCCCCGCATTTGACATATTAACCAGAGCGGTTGCCGTCAGGTGAGCGGTCGAAGCCATCCTTCTTTTTATCTCCGCCAATTCACCCTGGTCGGCTGGATAAATCGGATTCCAAATTATTTCATAGGATGATTCGCTCTGTTTTATCTCTCCAATTTCCTGAAGAAGATCGTAAAATTCACGAAGATAATATTCAACCACTTCAGTCTGAATATTGTTAATATAGGATTGATAAGATAATCTCGTTTCCTTTGCCGCTGCTATGGCTCCAGATGGGTCCCCCGCTAAAAACTGTTTACCAATCCCTGAACCTATGCCCATCCGTGTTAGTATGGTCTGATATACTCCAGATGCATCCATCCCCGTATTCATCGGGATAATTTTAGGGTCATAAACTTGAGGACCAACCATCATGGTTTTGGTGTTAAGATTCAACCAGACATTTTGGGCGGCTTGCCTTTCCGTTTCATCTGCATCATCCGGCAAACCCAACCACTTAAGCGGCGAGGCACATTGATAATACGTTTCAGATTCAGACCAATTAACCTTTTCTTTATCCAAGAGAGTATTAAACAACCCAAGATAGATACTTTGTCCTTTTCCGTCATCATTGCACCCTTCCCTTTCAATATGCAGAAATCTTTCAGCAGGAACCTTGAGATAATCCCCCGCTGTAACTGATTCACGATATATTGTATAAGATAAAATATCTCCGAAGGAATTAGAATTAAAATTCTCGTTCCTGTTTATGTCCATGATATATTCTGGTGACCATGCCTTGATGGATTTAAGACCATGAATATCAGAAATATCCACAGGGTCAGTCATGTATTTTGTGTTATCCTCAAAATTGTAAACGATTAAAGACCAACCATAAATCCAAGATAATCGAAACGATCGACCAAAAACATTCTTAACTCGAAACTTCTTGTTGGCTTCCTTGATGGATTCCGCCAATTCCTCATCTTCAGATTTAACATCGAACCAGGGATTAAAAACATCACCCTTAACCATCTCAACAAGACGATTGGCCGCTTCATCTCGTTCATAAAAATATTTGAAATAATAAGCATAAATTGAACTTGTAGTCGGATAAAAGGTTCTTATCGGCCTACCTTCTTCTTTCTGACCCTGATAATGTGGGAGAAACTGTTCAGCATTAATTGACTTCGAGTTCATTCGCCTGATGGGAGGAGCCATTGAAGTTGGGAGAAGGTTATCTTTATTGGTTGCAGATGCGCTTATAGAACGATTGGATTTGCTGTCGGTCTTTTTCCCTTTCACCATCAAGATTAAATTCTATGGGATAATATTTAAATGTATTCCATAATTGAAATAGATAAAAAACCATCCGTATACAATAAAGTATTTTATGGTACAATGCATATTATTCATTTGACCTTAAAAATCTTCACATCTTCACCGTATTTCAGCATTGTATCGAACGGCAGATTGATTCTTAATCGTTTACCTTCCCCTTTCGTCACCTTGAGGATATGAACATAATCCGTTATCTTTTTCTCCTCGATCTCAACGATATACTTCTTCAATATCAATGCTGAGTTCTCACCCTTCAAATGAAGATAAATAACGATCCTGATAATATCCGTGAGCAGTTCATCAGGTATTTGGCTGGACTCGATAAGTTTGGTAATGACCTCGGGAATCATGTTATCCTCCAATCAATTCAGGATTCTCGAATTTGTTCCCAATTATCTCATGAGTTACCCCAACATTATATGGGCGTTTCATGCATATATTCCACCCACCAAATATATCACAATCACTATATTCAGAATCGTAATGTAACTCTTCATTCCATAATACAATATATTGTTCTGTACCATACCATCTTTTCTCTTTCGGTTTTCCTTTATAATATTCGGGAATATCTTTGACAGTTTCTTTTAATATATCTCCTTCATAAATCTCTTTGCCATTTTTGTCCTTCATTCCCGTATATTGCATAATTTCATAATCTTCTAATTTTGATAAATCATTTCCTGCAATAGTGTGATAATCCCATTCATCACAATAATGATTCAAAAGATGTTTGATTGAAAATATACTCGTCATTTTATTTCGTTTTTTATCCCATGCCCTGAACTTTATTTCTCTCATATCAATAACCTTCTCTTTTATTTTCTACATCAAAATCTTTTATTATACCGATTTTTTCCCAATCCCCTCCAATACTTCTGGTATACAAATGATATTCATTTATTTTTACTAATACGTGCCCAATCTGCCGACCATATGTATCCTCTCCAAAAATAGTTAATTCATATTCTTCCCCATTTATTTTAACTTCGTTTTTCTTCATCATATTCCCTCAAAATGCCATTATCCTTCTTCTCGGTTTATCTTTCCCCTCTTTCGCTCTCTGTTCTCTCATCTTTAATATATGATCTATCCCTTTCATTTCGTGTCTACTTGGCCCAGGCGCGAAACCCACTATACTTCTATTGTGTTTATGGCCCATGAACGATACACACATTTCAAGAGCATCTAATTGGTCATCGTGAGCCCCAGGGAAGTTCGTATATTCATGTATGAAATCGAACATATCTTCTTTGATCTTGATCGTTCCATTCTCGAAAAATATTCCCATCTCCTCCAATCTTGCTAACTTATTGCTGGTATGTGGAACCGCTTTAATGGGTAACATTCTTTCTGACCTCAATTGTTGAATCAAAGACCGCTGATAAGCGACATCTTCAATCAGTATTATGGATGGTCTCCATTTATCATATGCCCCCTGAATATCCTTGACTTGTGCAGGAAAATCCATCCTATCCCGAAACATCTCCATCAGATAAAGATTGTTATCAATCCCCAACCCTACAACCGCCCTGGCGAAATAATCGTTTGTCGTTTTCTCACCTATCGCCGGATCGATCGCCATAACAACTTTCTTAAGTTCAGGGTAATCTTTATAGTATGTCAGCCATTCAGAATTGAACCTTGCCCCCGTCATTGCTGAAGGATTATTTCTAAACTTTTGGTCGAATACCCGTTCACCTATGTTTTTCCTTCTCTCAATCAGTGATTCAATGCTCCATCTCTCTGGACATAAGATGGATTCCTTATTCCAATCTCTATCAATTGCCATATATTTTTTGAGGATGAATGTCCCCTTCTCAATTATGTATTGATATGTGTCTTGAGGATGCCAACGTGTCCCAATCACATGGACAGGAGCTAATGGAATAAGGCGATTAAGGAACACCTGATCTAACCATCTTTCCGCCTCTCGCCTCGCTGCTTCTGATGTGGATGCTCGAAAATCTATAAAATCATCCAAGATACCCTTTTTGGCTCTTATGCCTTCAATGGACTGACCCACAGTGCAGGCAGTAAATGTAGGATCCCGTAAATTCTTATCATCCCTTATAACAGTGAATCGATGGGATTCCCAAACATTTTCTCGGTCATAAAATTTACCAAAATCCCCAATCAGTTTACGATTATATCTTAATTGATCTCTTATTCTCATTGTGGTGGATTTCTTCAAATCGGGCGATGCTGTGCCGAATAATATCTGCGTATTTCTATCTCTACAAATATCCATCAATGGAATGACATAACTCAATAATGCAGATTTCCCATGATCGACAGGAACATTAATGAATATCTTATCGTTTTTATGCTCCATTACCAATTTTGCCCATTCAATCTGACACCGATAAAGAGACCAATCCAAATATTTCATAGCGAACTTTTGAGCATCCCTTAAATATCCCTCTGTGGATATTCGTTTCTCCTCGATCTCTGCGGCCTGGGATAGAGCCTGCCATAATTCATTGTCCATATTTTGTCATTCCTCAATTTTCATTTCCGATTCTAATTCTGTAAAAAAAGTTATTGTATCTTCATATGATATTCTTTTCATTTTTAACATTGGATAAATTTCAACAATTTCCTCAATGGAATTAAGATATACCTCAAAATATAAACAATCCAAACTAACATTAATAAAAACATACATATTTGGATTATCTACAAATTGTAATTCAAGATACCCTTTCTTTTTAAAATATTGATATATCATATTTTCCCATGTTTCCATACTATATATTATTCGACCATTTTCTGTTTTCATTCGTTCGCCTCCTCTTTTTGCATCTCTTCATATAAGAAAGATTGTATCTGACATAGAATTAAAAATTTCCTTCCCGTTGGTTTCGGAATGGAATTATATAATATATCCAATGAATCCCAAACTTCACCAGCATTCAGCTCTTTCGTCTTGAATTTTGTTGGCCTCTTTAATTTACATTCATTGCATGGTTCTTCTTCATCAGGAATATTTTTGTATTCACAAATGAAACAGAAATCCATCTCCTTATCTTGTGCCTCATATTTTCTCCCCATTATTTCACCTTCCGGACCGGACATCCCACGTAAGTTCCTTTCTCGGTTATATCTCGATCTACAAATGAGTTCGCCCCGATTATGACATCAGGACATATCTTGATTCCTGCCTTCAACTTCGTACCTGCTCCAATATAACAATTCTTCCCTATCCTCGTTCCATATTTCGTTTTCCTATTTGCCAATCCACCCAATACAACCGAATGAGGACCGAAGAAAACATTATTCGCCACTTTCACGCCCGTAGTCAGTATCGTTCCATATTTGAAGGTAACATTATTCCCAATCTTGCAGTTGGGAGCAATTCGGTTCATGCCTTGAAATATGACTTTATTTCCTGCAATAACTCCTTCGTGTATTTCACAAAAATTCCCTATTATACAATCATCACCAACAGTTATGTTGTCAATGACATTGTACTGTCCTATTTTCAGATTTACTCCGCTTCTTAACATTGTTTCACCTTTTTATCATATACTTTAACATCTTCCAGAACATAAGGAATTGTTTGTTATATTTGTTTTCTCCGATCTCTCGTTCTTTACATATTATAGGAATACTTCTTATTGAACATCCATTTTCTTTCAATTTTATCAATAACTCAAGATCAAATATGAAATCATCAGATTCAAATTCTATATCTTTAATTTTATCTCGTTGAACACATTTAAACCCTGCCTGAATATCTTTAATTTTTATTCCATGTAATTTTCTGAAACAGAAAATAAGGATTCGGATCAACATCAATTCTTTTGGTCCTTCTCCTTCATATCGATCTGCAACAACTATATCATATCGTTCACATCGTTTTTTCATCTTCTTTATATCTTCTGGATTATATTGAAAATCTGCATCAATGAAAACAATGAGAGGATTATGGGATATATCAATCGCCCCGATAATACTTTCGGTTTTCCCTACTCTCAATTTATTCTCAATTATTATTATTTTATCTTTATACTTTTTGATTTCATTAAGTGATTTATCTGTGCATCCATCCAATACAACTATTATTTGATCTTCGGGATACAACTCCAATAATTGTTTAACCATCCTTCCAATATTTCCTTCCTCGTTATAGCAAGGAACGATAATGGAAGCCTTCAAAAAACATACCTCCAATCAAAATTATCAATGTGTTTTTTAATCCATTTATTTGTTAATTTTAAACCATCTTTGAAAGTTATTTCTGGAGAATATCCCAATTCTTCATTTGCCTTGAAATAATTACAATGAAGTTCTTGAAGTTCTGCCCTTCTTCTTAATCTTTCTTTGGATACGATAATCTCACAATCCCGAAAGATAAGATGTGGAATATCTCCCATCGAATATTTTTCCCCTGAACCAATATTATAAATTTCTCCCACTCTTCCTTTCTGTCCCACAAGATAAATACCTTTAATTGTATCATCAATATAATTAAAATCTCGAATAGATTTAAGATTCCCCATCATGATCGATTTATTATTCAAATAATATTGTGATATGATGGAGGGTATAACTGCCCTCGCCGATTGTCTCGGACCAAATGTATTGAAAGGTCTAACGATACAAGCATCTAATCCCTGTCTTATTTCCGCAAGAACAAACATATCTGAAGCAATCTTGGAAGCGGCATAAGGTGAACGTGGATTATAGGGATGTATTTCATCTATCGGAGTATATTCAGGATTTCCATAAACTTCTGATGATGAGATATGAATTAATTTTGCTTGATATTTATTACATAGTTTTGCTATATTATAAGTTCCTTTAATATTGGATTGAATATAATCTTCTGCTGATTGAAATGAATATGGAACAGATACATTTGAAGCCAAATGATAAACCTTTGTTATTGTTCTTTCCTCAAATAATTTATCCAGAAAAATATAATCATTTGTATATCCAAAATATTGTACCAATCTCCTATGTCGCTGATAATCATCCAAATTTTTAATATATCTCATATTGCCAATATCGCTTTGAAAATTATATTTGACCAATGCAATAACGTTTTCATGATGATTATCCAATAAAAATTCAACGAGATGAGACCCAATAAATCCCTCTGATCCAGTTATCAATATTGTCATATAATAACCTCCAATACTCGTTCAATCACATAATCAATATCAGTATCTTCCATATCTGTGTAAAATGGAATCGTTATTTCCCTCTTACCCCATTCCTCCGATCTTGATAAATCCGTTCGAATATGTAATGAATTATTATAAAAATCATATGTATGGCATGGTTTATAATGAATATTTGTCTGAATGCCCAATTTCCATAATTGTTTCCTTATCTCATCCCGTTTATCTTCAGATACCAATAAAGGTATTATATGGTAATTCATTCCTTGCTCTTCAGATAATGGAATCAAATCCCCAAATGCCTCCTTATATTTTTTATAGATTGAATATCTTTTTTCCTTAATTGTTTTCAATTTATCTATTTGAGTTAATCCCAATCCTGCCTGAAGTTCCGTCATTCTCATGTTATATCCTGGCCATTGAAGTATATAATTTTTTATTATCCCATTCTTCTCAATCTCTAATCCATGCTGTCTTGAACATCTAACTGCATTATATAACCATTTCTGATTGGTCATTATCATTCCACCCTCACCCGTTGAGAAGTTCTTTGTATTATGGAAGGAGAAACATTCTGACCCCCATAAACCATATTGAGGAGAACCAAAAGAATGAGCAGAATCCATAATCATTTCCAAATCGTGAAAACAACAAAAATCCATTAATTTATCAATATCAAATAACTGTCCCGCATATTGAACGGGAATTATTCCCATTGTTTTTTCGCTCAATACTTTCTCTGCCGATTTTAAATCCATCATTCCATTTTTATCAATATCACAGAATATCGGAATATGCCCATTTAAACATATAGAATTAACTGTAGCAATAAAAGTATTAGATGGAACGATTATCTCACTTCTTTGTTCCAGAGCAAGTGCATTAATCGAAAGAAATAATGCAGAAGTACATGAATTTACTGCACAGGCATATTTATATCCCATAATTTCTTTTGCCTGATCTTCAAATATCTTGGTATATTTTCCCCCTGTCAACCATCCAGAATCCAAAATATTGTTTACAATCTCTTTTTCTCGAACCGTGAAATATGGGCGGGTTAATGGTATCATATTATAACACCATCCAATAGTTTCTTCATGTTCGAATAAAATATTTTTTCCTTTGATTCTTCATCATCCAATACTTTTTTCAATATCATCATTTGTGCTTCAAAATCATGAAATGGTTCATCTGACCCAAATATGACCCTATCATGCCCCAAAATATCTATTGCATGAGATAATAATTTTGGATTATAGATAGATGAAGTATTAAAATATAGATTCGGAAACCGTTCCAATAAATTTTCTTCTTTAACCTGTTTAAGCGTTTTCATTATCAGTTCAGTGGCAATTCCTCCAAGATGGGCCACAATAAAGGGATTATTATATTTTCCCAATATATTAATAATATACCTAAATCTGCTCTTAATATTCCTTCCACAATGAATCAGTACAGGCAAATTTTGTTTATCAGCAAATTCCAATATAGGTTTGAATTGCATACTGTTTACTCGAACCTGACTTATACTTGGATGAAGTTTTATACCGTATATTTTATAATCATAAAAAAGTTTCTTGAAATGTTTCTTTTCAAGTGGATGGAGGAATACAAACGGATAAAAATTATTAATCCCTTTAATTGAATCCAAAAAATTTCTATTGGATAAGATCGAATCCGTTTCTGTTATTATCCCTTGCATCAGAACAATCGGGATATATTTGTATTTAAATTTTATTTCTTCTAATGAATATGAGATATTATCATATTGTCCTTCAGGAATTATAAAGACATGGGAATCAATGCAATTCATCTTATGCCTCCATATAATAATTTGCCTGTGTCCTTACATTTCAAATCTCGAATATCCCCCATATCTCGAAATGGAGAACCAAACCCATAAATATTTTCTGGAACATCTTTTGTCACCAAACTTCCCGCTCCTATCAATACATTATCTTCAATTGTCACCCCCGCCAATATTGTACAGTTAATTCCTATCTTAACATTATTTCCTATCATAACCGGAGACACACATCCCATATTATCGCATGATTCTTTATGTTGACATTTCAACTGTCTCGTATTTGCTACAACAGTTCCTGGAGCAATAAAAACATTCTTACCCACCTTCGTCATTCTTGAAAGATGAACTCCACAGGTGATAGTTGTATCATCTCCGATTATACATTCTCCATTCAACCGAACATGATTCCCGATCGTGCAATTCTTTCCGATCCTACATCCTTCCCGAATCACCGAGAAATCAAATATTCTCGTTCCATCACCAATTTTCACATCATTATATATTATTGATGTATCACGAATTTCGTTCAACAATTTGCCTCCTTTGTTTTTTCTGAACTTTCGTCAAATTCGATGAACATCTTCCTTTATGTTCTCGATTCGCCGCGGTATAATATTGAGAGAAATATTTGAATATCTTCCCATTTTGCTCGACCCATTTCGCCAATCGTATCTGGAAATCATATTCTTCTGCTGTTGTATATTTTTCATTTAATGGAAATTTTCGCCAATATTCTGTTTTCACTATCGAAGTTGTACCATTGATCAACCCACCACGTTTTAAAAGTTCACTTGAATTAATCCTCACTGGATCCCGAAATTCTCTTATTCGTTTCGATCTATCTTCATTAACTTTGTATCCATTTGTCCACCCCAATATTACATCAGGATTATCTTCCATCATCTTAAATCTTATAGAAAGTGAATCATCCCCAATCAAAAAATCATCATCCGCAACACCACACCTATATTTTCCAAATGCTTTTTGTATCGAGAAATTCGCAGATTTTCCCCTATGTGCTTTCTCACTTTTATAATATCGGATAAATGGACAAATTAACCATTCATGTGGAATATTGAATGTAGAACCATTATCAACAATTATATATTCAAACTCTAACCCCTTTTGCTTGGATACCGAATCAATACATTCCTTCAACCATTTCCTTCTTTGTCGATTATCAAGACAGGTTACAGTTGTAATTGTAACATCTATCTTTTTCCGAAAGATCATTCTTTTTGTATTCGGGTGTCCTCCACGCTCTTCATATTCAAGTATAAATCCATTCTTCTCAAACAATGAAATATAATCATGATTCCAGTAATACTCACTCTCTCCACCTTTCACCTTCTCAATTATTATGGCACATTGACAATTATTCGTAATATTTTTTATCACTCGTCCAATATCTCTTTCTCTGATATATTGAAGGCAAACACATGATGTAATCAATCCTGTTTTCTGCCATATATCTCGTTGGGTTATATCCGCCACTTGACATTTTATGTTCCTTGTTTTAATATTTGTTTTGGCAATATTAATAAAATCATCCACAAAATCCACCGCTAATACATTTTGCATTTGATTATATACTCCAAACCCCGAACCCGTCCCACATCCCAATTCCATAATATTCGTATACCCGTATTCTTCTAATTTTTTCTTTAACCAAACCCTATTTTTATCCATAGAAATATTCTGATGAACCATAATATATCTTTCCTTTCGACCTTCCCAATACCTTCGCAAATTTATCTGATTAATGACTGAAAAAAAATCATCTCGACATCTCTTTAAATTATATTGGTCATGGATTAAATCAGATATAGATTTATATTTTGTTTTAATTTTTCTCCCTTCTTCAAATTCCTCTTTCAATTCTTTATAGGATGTAATATAATTCGTTAAATGATGAACTTGAGTAAAATATACCATCCCTCCCCTCGCCAAAAACTCAATTACTGTGAATGGCATCCCATCTGTTTTCGTTAATCGTAAAAATATTTTAGAATCATAATATAAATCATTCTTCTCATCTTCTGTGAGCTCACCCAAATTTATCAAATTCGATAATATTTTTTTGTATTTATTGTTCCGACCAAATATCCGAAACTCTTCATTAGGATAATCCTTCGCCAATTTTACAATCCATTCATATCGATAATGGTCATATATTCGTTTTTCTCTCACCAAATTCCCATCAGTTGTAAGCGGCAGATATGTTATAATTTTATTCCCTAACTTCTTCTTATATTTCGGTAAATTTTCTGGACATATTCGCAATATATCAGTTGGAACATTGAATTTTTCTTGAATAAAATGTTCTTCACATAATATCAAATCCACATTATCATTAACAATCTTGAAATCACCATCATATGTATTCATCTCGCTTCCAATGAAATAGATAATAATCTTTTTGCCCTTATTCCTTATCTCATTCAGATAATCCAACGATCTCAAAAACGCATTTTTGGTAGGTCCCATCCAAAAAAGTATCGCAAAGTTATCCCCCTTCTTCTCTTGTTGGAACCGTTCCATACATCCAACCCATTTTATTCCAAGTGTATTTCCAACCCTCCATCCGAAATTTGTTGTTTGACTTACGCATATAATATCATTAAATCGCTCATCTAAAGGAAATTGTTCCAGAAATTGTTTAGGATCCATCTTATTTCCTCTTTATTACGTCATAATATAATTTTATCAGTTTATTGATGTTGTTTTCCATAAGATATTTATCTCGATGTTTTTGCACTCTTGCTCTTGCTGATTTTATATTGATAGAATTTATTTCATCGAATGAATACCCAACTCTCTCACATCGGACAAAATTTTTCATCATCCAGGGGCAATACTGATGGTATACGATAGGAATACCCGCCCCCAAATAATCCCATAATTTATTTCCAAATATTGTATAATACTGAATATTTCTTCCATTATAGTCCGGAATAATTCCTCCATCCATTTTTGAAAGGTCTTTCAACATTTCTCTATATCGCCATTCTGATCTTATCTCAATCCCTTCATCTTCATATTGCGCTGAAACCCCTGGACGAGATGTATAAATTACAATCTTAAACCCTTTATCGAGTAAATCCTTAAAGATTAATCGATAATCCCCCATATCATTTCCCAAACTTCCACAATAAACTAATGTCAATTGTTTATTCTTTGGTTTTTTTATCATTGATGGAACATGATATTTAGATGCCGAAGGATAAATTATTATCCCTCGATTATATGGAAACTCATATTTTCCCCACAAAAACATCAATTGTGTTTCAGAACAAAAAACCAATCCATCCGATTTTTGCATTACATATTTCTCATCATGCCGAACTTTCATTTTTCGATTGGAATAGTGTCCCATTTCGGTATAAAACCATCCCGTATCATGTACTTCATGAACCACCTTGAAATTCAAATTATATTTCGAATTAAATCTCCTACTATCTCTTATTCCAATGAAATATTTCCCAATTTTGTCGGGAAAATTATGGGTATGGACAATATCAATTTTATGTTTCTCAAGTATTTTTGCCACTCGATCCATCGCCTCGATTGGATAATATGTAATTCGTTTTTTATCTCTCCATCTATATTTATCTTTTTTCTCATTCCGCTTTTCGACGAACATTATTATCTCACCAATTCGAGAATCATCCACTATTGCCAATAATTCCTTCTCAGTCCTTATCCTCATTGTCTGTTGAGCAATTGCCAAATTTATCCTCTTCATTTCCCACCATCCTCCCATAATATCTCATCAGTTAATTCTCTCTGAACTTTCTGTATATCTCCCATTCGAATATTAGAACTATCTAAATCATCTTCTATTTGATTTATTCGTTCTATCATCTCATCTGTATTTTCATTTATCGTATCCAATAAATTGATTATCTCTACATGGTCAGATTGAGGAGTTATAATATCCTTTTTTACTGTTTCGACGATACCCAATATTTCGACCATTTTTCTTAATTCTTTGGCCATATCTGGTTTATTGAGTTCCTCCTCAATCATACCAAATATCTTTTTGCGAAATTCCTCATTCTCAAGGAATCTCGTCTTAATTACCCAAAAAATATCTTGCTGGAACTTCTTGTTATTCAGTACGGATAATAATTTCGACATAACCCATTTCTCAGGGTTTTTCAATATTGACATGATATTTCCCATCATTTCACCTGTGCATCCCGCATTCGTTCTTATCTTCACCTGGCCATCTCGAAGCTCCCCTATATTCTCCCTTCACTGTACAGGGTTCACACCCAATCGAACTGTATCCATTATCCAATAACGAATTATATGGAAGATCATTATCCTTGATATATTTCCAGATTTTCCATGAAGGCCAGTCAAATAAAGGATTGATTTTTATCACACCATTTTTATATTCCACTTTCCGAATGTTCTTTCTGCCTTCTGTTTGATCTCGTCTTATGGCACATAACCAGGCAGTTTTACCCCTCAATATCTCATCCAATACCATAACCTTCCGATATAGACAACAATCATCCGAACATGAAATTATTGTATCAAGTTCATCTTCGCTCTGTGATGGAAAAATAGTTTTAATGTTCAAACCCCAATCGGATTTAATCTTATTCCGGAGCATCAATGTTTCCAAAAAATGTCGTTTGGTGTCAATGAAATAAATCTCCAATGAAGGACAGGCAGAACGAATATAATCCATGAGGACAATTCCACTTGGCCCAAATGATGTTGTCATTATCATCTGTGAACCAAATCGATCATATGCATCCTGAATTATCTGACTGATGCCCATATCACGATATTTTTCATGAAGTGGCCGGATATACTTTTGTAGATTACTCATCTTGTATCAATCCTTATGGTATCCAATCTCCAAATCATCCGGAATCGTAACGCCCAATTCCTCCCCCTTGTCTTTGATCGCTTTCCTGTATCCTATGCATATACCAAACCCTGCTCGACCAATCCCCCGAATATTGAACCTGGGGTCCTTCCGGCTCATCGTCCACCATGAAGCCTTCATCATCGAATCAGTCAACATTTTTTAAATCTCTCCATACTTTGATTTTCGGTTCATCTGACATGACCAATATTTTACAATCTGAATTATTTTGCAACACTTCAATTATATTTGCTACCTCATCCGTCGAAAATGATGGAGGATACAAGACGATCATTGTATCATCAAGGATCAATTCTGTGATCTTTGATAATTTGCATTTCTCAAAAGGACATTCCATCTTCATCCCTCCTTATCTTCGATGTAGGTTTCTTCTATCGTTTTTTCAGGGATCGTCACATTTCGTTTCCTTAATACCTTTCGTTTTCTCTCCACCAACTCAATCTTCGCACCGCAAAAAGGACAATACTTGATATTTACTTTGTCATCGTTTCCATAAATGTAACTATAAAAAACAATCCCCATCTCTTGATAAATAATATCATCTGAACCCCCCTCAAATCCAATATGCTCCTCCCATTCTTCGACCATCCCTTCACAACATATTTTCTTATCTGCAAGTTTAATTTTATATATTTTTTCTTTCAGATCAAAATAATCATTAAACCCATATTCAATGACATTGTATCCAACAACAAACTTATTTTTCATCTTCATCCCTCCTCATTTCCCGTATAATATTTACATGAACATATCCTTAATCCTACATCAGGGATTTTCATAAGATGAACGCAATTACCATCGCAGAAGAACTTTCCATCCAATATTTCTTCAAACATCATACATGGTTGATTATGTAAACTCATTTTCCTCACCCTTCATCGCCTTCAATCTCCCAAACTTCTTGAATTTCCTTTGCTTCGAAACACATCCAAAAATATTCTTTTGTCTCATCCATCTTCCCTCATCTCCTCTATCGTTCCTTTTTTCTTTCGTACCCAATCCATGACCTTCAATAATGATTTCCCCCTCGCCCATGACATTATCGGGGCTGTTTCCTTTATAATATCATTCTCGACCATAACCCCACAACAGAAATAGTTTGTGGTCACTCGATATAATCTCATTCCCTCATCGCCTTCAATCTCGTTAGAATCGTTCCATACAACCGATCTGCGACCTCTTCGTTCAATTCTGATAGCAAAGTACCCCTAACTATCTCCAAAAGTCCTGATGCTATATCTAAACGCTCCTGTGTGATATTTATTTGGGTATTGCTCACCGTATTTGAGACATTCATATTTCCCATTACGATAAATATTCTTTCAATCTCCATTTCCGTCTTGCATATTTTCAATGCATCGATTGAAATCCTCCTTGCCTTCGCCCAACTTTTTTGAGAAAGTGCTTTCGCAATCCCTTGTTCATGAAGACGATACGCGGTTTCAATGATTTTTTCCCTATGATTTGTTCCTAATTTCAGACCTTTTACCTTATTTTCATATTTATCTATTTTGTTTTCAGTTTGAGCGCGATAATCAGGATCCTTCCAATACGCGTAAAATGTCGCAGATGAAATCTTCATATACTTGATAATATCGACTTTTTGGATGATTCCTTTATCAAGTGCTTCAAGATATTTCTGTCCAAATTGAACAGGTGAAAACTTTTTAAATCCCATATCAACACACCCTATATCGTTCCTTCTGTCCGTTCTCTCTTATTATCTCAATCATCGTTAATCCCTGATGATTGATCTTGATGAATATAGATAAAATGGTTGGTGCTACTCTCGTATATGGACGACATTTGCAACCCCTACCGTCCTTCACATATTTTATCAAACCTTCATTTTTCAGTTTCGTGCAATGAGAATAAATCATGGCGAATGAATATCCTGTCTTCTCTACAAGTTCCTTGAACCCAATTGGTTTGTTAATGCAGAGCAGAATCTTGATATGAGAAGGTAGAAGGTTGTAGAATATCATTTGTTTTTGTCCCTCCAGATAATCTTATCATATTTATTCGGAGTAATTATGTTTTTGATGGTTTCTACATTTTGTTCCACAAAAAAACGATTGAAATTCCTTCTCATTATACTCAATTGTTGAGATACTTTCATTCGTCTAAACTTCTTTGTAGCCAAAAGTCGTATTACATCCGTATCATCATTCCATGCTCGTTGAAGTATAGTACTTGTTCCTGCCAATGCAGGGGATGGATTTCCTACTCCAGAGAAAACTCTCACTTTCTGACTATCATATAATCTCGGATGTGATTTTGCCCATTTACGATAATTATAGAAATTGAATGGAACATTCCACAAGGGTGTTTTTTGGAATGGAATGAAATGAGAAATCTGTAATCTTACTGTAAACTTATTTATGAGATTGTCCTCTATTTCCTTGAATATTATAGGCAAATCAAATTTATCTAATTCATCTTTATTTTCCCAAGGGTACCCCACAATTAAATATATCTTCAATCTGAACCCTTTTTCTGATTCTATTTCATTCGATCTCAATAATGTATCCTTTATATCTTGTCTTGTTATTTTCTTATGTACCCTCGATCTTGTTTCTTCGGTTACCCCGTCAAGTGCCGTTAAGCCATATCGAGACTTATCTATTTTGGGCCAATCCAAACACTGAAAGAAATCTTCTTCATATTCAATACCTGACCCATAATGACTACCCTTTCCCTTTGTTCTATAACCATTCCAGTGAGAATAAAAACAAAAAGCACATTTTTGGGGACATCCAAAAGAACGTTCATTATCACCTAATCCTTTAACTGAGGACGTATCAACCTCATATTCTCCTGAAAAATCGGGATCTTCATCTTTATACCAAACTGACTTTAATGGTTCATGATTCAATATTTTGTTTATTTTTCCCTCATCACATCTTCCAAAATTTGCCGAATAAATATATGGAATTATGGGACGAATATTATTACATGCAGGGCCACCGATATGTATCCGAGTATTTTTCAGATTATTAGGAACATTTATGACTAAGTTTAACACATCATTAAAGGAAGTCAATGAACATATCACATCATCATAATTACCCATTGTACTATGCGAACAAAACTCATATGGAACCTCAAGTTCAGATATGACTTTCTTTATGCCACCACCCTTTTTATTGTCGAAAGAATAATTTGTTGTATTCTCACGATATACCTTAATGGTATCAGGATGAGTGAACAATAATATTCCAACAGGTTTTACCATTTTTCCACCATTAATATATCCTTTTTTATTCTTAATGCAATTGCCTTCATCATTAAAGGCGGCACGGAATTTCCAATTCTTGCTGATTTAATTTGATATTTTCCAATGAATTTAAAATTATCTGGAAAGGTATGTAATCTCTTTAATTCAGAAATTGATAATACTCTATCTTCATATGGATGAATGTGATGACCAAAACCTATGCCTCCTATTATTTTCGTCAATGTCGGTGATGGATAACGGGAATTAATCCTTTTTGTTTGAAATCCTCCCTTATATCCCACATCGTTTAAATTCTGACCCATTTTCATTTTTGGAACGTAATTTTTTACAAAGTTTGATAACAATGGAGGTAAGATATTATTCTGAATATTCTTTAATGCTTCTTTAACTGTTATTATTTTCTTACTCGGTATTGGATAACTCGGATCTTTGTCTAAATCTTTTCTTACACCCATAAATATTAACCTTTGTCGTGATTGTGGAACTTGATAATACATTGCATTCAAAAGTTTACATTTTACAACATAATTCATAGATTTCATTTTCTTCATATATTCGATAAATAATCCTTTCATCTTTCCTTTGACCATTCCAGAAACATTCTCGATAACAAATACTTTCGGCTGAATCTCATCAATTAATCGGATATTATGATTTACAAGATCATTACGAATATCAGATACTTTTCGTTTTCCCGCCGTTGAAAATCCTTGACATGGTGGAGACCCATCTAAAAGATCAAGTTCTCCTTTCTTTATATTACAATAATCCAATACTTTCTGTCCCACAAGTTCTCGAATATCCCATTTTTCGATAGGTGAATCAAAATTTAGTTTAAAGGTTTCAATCGCATTATCATCCCATTCAATAGCAAGAAGTTCTTTATATCCTGCCATTTTATAACCGAGAGAAGATCCTCCGCATCCAGCAAATAATGATATTACTGTAGGCCTACCATTTAAATCCACATTTTGGACATTCATTTTCTGTCTCCATATTTTCATCATATTCAGGTTCAAATATTTCAATCTCAATTTTCCCAAGTAACTCCTTTAATTTATCTCCTTCAAATCCCAATATATCTAAATTGAAATCTTCCATTTCATTATCAAGCTCTCTAACCAGTTCACCCAGTATATCTTCATCCATCCCAGGAAATATTGTGAGGGAATTATCCAAGATGGTGTATGCCTTCATCTCATTCTCGTCCGTGACATCCCACTCGATACATGGCACTTCTTCTTTCCCTATCATTTTAAGTGCTTTTATTCGACCATGTCCGGAGATAATTCTCCCTGTTCCTTTCTGTATAATAATCGGGGCCCTGAACCCAAAACGTTCTATACTCTTCGATATTGCAACCTCATTATGGAGCTGGGGATTACGGTCCCAGGGTTTAAGTTCAGATATTTTCTTGTATACTATTTCCATTGTATTTCCCTCCTCTCATCCTTCGTCAGATCCTTTTGCCATCCGAATTTCTCTCCGGATTATATCTATAATTTCTCTGGTCGGCGTATGACCATATGGATCCCGCAATGCTCGTATCTCATCTGTTAACCGTTTTCGATGCTCATGGTTCATCGTATCACACCCTAATATCTATGACATGCCCGCCATCTTCACAGTAAGGACATTCCTTTGTTCCTCCAGATACAAATTTCTCACCGCACTTGACACAGATCCGTTTATACCCGATAAAATCCCTCCAACAATCTTTGTATCACATTTGAATATGATTCTCTCGGTCGTTTGAGCGTCATCAATTTTTGCACAATGTCCTCCCTTATTTCCAGATGTATTGTTTTCATATTGTCAATAATGACAATAATAATATATACAAGTTTCCCCCTCATTCTTATCGGGCTTGGTAACTCCCGTCGTTTCCACCGATAACCTCCCCTTGTGATATCTTCGGAGGATGGTTTTGTTGTTTCCATCCTCTATTTTCTTCCTAGTTATCAAGCCCGCTTTTTGTTTTTGAAAAACCTTTTCCTCCCCTTCGGCGAAGAAAGAGGGCACTTAAATTTATTTACATTCATTTATATTTCTCAGAAAACGTACCCCTATAAGAATATATATCTATATATATATTTATTACTATTAGAGAAAAAAATAATTATTATTATATAGGGGTACAAATTCTAAGTAAAATGAATGAATGTAAAATAACACAACAACATTTATATATTATGAACATATTAGTGTATTTTGTCATACCATATATGAATATTTTGATATGAGCCCTAAAATCCAAATGATAACTTAGGGTAGATGACCCAAAAGTAAACAAAGGTGAAAAAAATGGCAAAAAGAAGAATATTGAAGATAAAGGGACATAATTATACCATCCGTTTTGGCGACTTAACGGATGGAGAAATAAAGTTGATAGAGGATATATACAATGCTCATCCTTTGATGGGATGGAAGGAGTTGAATTTGAAACTCTACAAGCAAGAATTTGAAGAGAAGGTTTCAGAAACAGAAAAGATGATTGAATATCTCGTAGAATATTTGAGAACACAAAATCCCCAGGGAAGTGCCATATTGGAACGATTGAAATCCTTCTTGAGCTCTAATCCAAATGAAGGGGCAATGGAACGACTAATGAATATGCTTCCTTTTATCATCAAGGGGAATGATTGATTGATGAAATATAACTCCGCCGAAGTTGAAGAATTGTGGCGAAGGTTTATTTGTAATTGGAATCAAGACGATGGGAGCAGAGGTAAATATGACACGATCATCCGGTCAAAAATGATGGAGGAGTTCGATCACCTTTCGATAAGGTTGATGGATATTCTGAACTTTGATGAAGAATTATTTTACTACATTATCAAAAACCCCATTAAACATATTCGGATCATCAGAAAAATTGTAATGGGTCGAATAAAGGAGTGGTTGCTTGAGAATGAAATCCCAGAACATCATTCGCCCGAACCCTATGTATATCTGGATAATTCCGGCAAAACGATAGTATCAATGATTAAAACAACCATTCCAAAAATATGGAAATTGAAGCAATGCCAACTTTTATCATTCCAGGGGACGATAAAACAGATACATAAGGTTGGTAATAGAGCACATAAGATCGCCTATCATTGTGGTCGATGTCAAGAAATATTCCCAATTAAGCAAGAATATCTCCGAAAGATTAAACCTCTCGAATGTCCTGGATGTCAGAGGCTTGCGAGTTCAACATTCTTCAAGGAAATTCCCGAGATGACTATATCCTGGATGACCCAGATGATAACGATTGAGGAACATCTGGATAAAGTCAAGACTGGTTGCCAACCAGATCATATATATTGTTGGTTGGATGGGAATTTGTGTGGAACCTTACAGCCAGGTAATAAAGTTAGGGTGGTTGGGATCCTGAACACATCACCGCCCCAACGAGGCGGGAAAAA